AATGGAGTATCGAGAAGATCTTGACGCATTCATTCCATTGAAATGTCACGAAGAAGCAATTTTGAACGAAGAGACTTGCCTATGGGATTGTGGAAATGAGGATCATAATGTCTAGTTATCCAAACGGTACGGCTGCGCTCGCGCTTGAGATTGCCAAAGCCGAAGTGGGCACAATTGAAGAAGGCGACAATTTAACGAAGTACGGCAAATTTACGAAAGCCGACGGATTGCCATGGTGCGGTTCATTCTGCAATTGGGTGCTCGCACAAGCCGGAGTCAAGGTTCATTCGATTGTCTCCACAGCTGTAGGAGCTCATAAATTTAAAGAGACTTCTCGATGGAGCGAGACGCCGTCAATCGGTGATCTTGCATTCATGGACTTTCCACATGACGGAGTCGATCGGATTTCACATGTGGGAATCGTCGTCGGAATCGATGGAAAGACAATCACGACCATCGAAGGCAATACATCCGGAAGCGGCGATCAGCGCAACGGCGGAATGGTAATGGTCAAGACTCGCACCGTGGGCAAAGAAGTGGTCGGCTTCGGTCGTCCAAAATATGTCCCGTACAAAGGCGAAGTTCCCATCATCGAAGTCGCAGCGCCAAAGAAATCCATTCTCAAAAAGGAGAAAAAGAAATGAAAGATCTCAAAGCAATCGCAGCGTCTTGGGCGCGTTCATTCTTAGCGGCGGGAATAGCCGTCTATATGTCAGGGAATTCAGATCCAAAGGCTATCGCCGGAGCGGGGCTTGCTGCCGTGCTTCCCGTCGTCTTGCGATATTTGAATCCAAACGACACAGCTTTCGGGTCAAAGGGGAAGTGACTCGGGCGCTACTCCGCGCAGCTCTAGCGATGGGTCTTGTGCTAGGGCTGTGCGGTTGCAGCGTTTATCAGGGATATACACGATACGAATGCCAAGAATTTAAAAATTGGAATAAACCGGAGTGCAACCCGCCGCAATGTAAAGCGACCGGAGTCTGCACCGAAGACATATATGGAGAAGATCCAAATGGGTTTACATCAAAGACGACTGACTAATGAGCAGCTAAAAGCAAGACTCATCGTCTTCATCGGAGTGAGCTTGGCTGTGACTTTTATGTTCTCTGTCGCTGGCATGCTTTACGCTCTTATCTTTGTGACTCAGCCACTTGGAGATCAAGCGCCCAACGATCGAGCATTCATCGAGCTTCTCACGACCCTAACAATATTTCTCACAGGATCTCTCGGGTCTGTCCTTGCATCTAACGGACTCAAAGACAAGGCAAAAAGCGGGGAAGACACGCCGAAATCCACGCCTGAATCTTGACCTTGTCAGACTTTTGCTTCACTCTTTAGACAGGGAGCGAGACACGCTTCCGGATCGGGAGCAAATATGTACACAATCATGGAAGTAGCGGCGTGGATGATGCTAGGCATCTTGACGGGCTTTACAGGCGGTTACACGCTAGGACTCAAAGAAGGCAAGCGCGAAGGATTTATTCGCGGCAAGATTGCAGCTCGTAAGGCGGTGAATCAATAATGGGATTCTTGGACAATTACGAGACGGTCAATCAAAAGGTCAAAAGGCTGCATCTTACTTATCCGACAAACCGGATTGAGACATCGATCATCGATTGGCAGCCTGAAAAGGGCTTCATCCTTATCGAGTGCAGGATTTTCCGTCATTATGAGGACGAGAAGCCGGCGGCTATTGATTATGCGCATGGAATGGTCGGAGCATATAACGCCCAAATGAAACGATGGTATGTCGAAGATACCGTCAGCTCTGCGATTGGGCGCTGCGCTTCGGTGGTCTTAGGTACAGACGAGAAGCCAAGCCGTGAGGACATGACTCAAGTCGAGCACATGCCAAAAGCATTCGTCGAGGACGATCCATGGGCGAAGCCAATTTGGGAAGAAGGCTTTACTACAGCGAAGACAGCCGTCCAAGAGATTGAATCAAAGCTCGGCGGAGAGCTCATCGCTGAAGCTCCAATCTGCGCACATGGACACATGCTTTTGAAAGAAGGCGTGTCACCCAAGACATCGAAGGCGTACCGCGGACATGTCTGCACCGAAAAGGTGAAGGCAAATCAATGCTCGCCGATTTGGTATGTCCTTGCATCCGATGGCACTTGGAAAGTGCAGCTTTAAGATGGGAGAGCTATACATCGAAAAGCCATCCGGTGAATCTCTCATCATTCAGATCGATGGGACAGAAATCCGGAATGAGCCCATCAAAATCGATTGGTGCGACAAGTGTGAACGATGGAAGCCGCTTGAATTTGGTCGCCATGAAAAGCACGACGGGCTCACAATTTTGTGGTTCTGTGGGGATTGCATCAAATGAGCCACACTTACATATTCCAAGCCGGTTCATTTGGGTGGACAAATTGCGATCTATGCGATGACGATGTCATGTGCAACGAATACACCCGAGACGATGGACTCGTTCAATGGATATGCAAAAAATGCGAGGATAAAAATCACTTATGAGGATGAAGATATCGCATGAGCAAGAATGGGACGCAGCTCGCGTCGCCATCGAGCGCGTGGAAGAAATCGACGGGCATCCGGATCATGCGAGTCGATACAACAAACAGCTCAATTTCCACGATTACATTCTGGAAATCGCTGAGTCGATTGGTGCTGAATTTGCTGTGGCGAAGTATTTTGGCATTCAAGATTTCAACCCAAGAGCTTCTCGATTCAAGCGGACAGCCGATGTCGGCTCAATCATCGAAGTCAAATGGACAAAGTACGATGCAGGATCTCTCATCATCTACGACAGCGATCGCAGCACGGACATCGCCATACTTGTCACCGGTAAGAGCCCGAACTATGTCTTGAAGGGTTGGATTCCGGTGGCAATTGCTAAGAATCAGAAATGGCGCAGACGCGATCAACCGACCTATTGGGTCGATCAATACAATCTTCATCCCATCGAGAATTTAAGGAGATCAAGCCATGGAGAAGCTACGCTTCCAATGCAGGGTTGAAAAGAAAGTCACAGATCACGCCGTATTTGCCAATGAAGTGCCGCTAGGCGATGAAGTCGTAATGGTGCAATGTCTCAGCTGTGGAATCATGGGCGTCAATCAAAAGGCGGACGCCCGTGGCTGAGTATGACTTTCGATGTGAAGTCTGCGGCAAGACAAAGACAGTCAAGCGATCGATGGACGATCAGCTGCAACGCGATCCATACTGTGACGCTTGTGAAGTACCTATGGCGCGAATTTGGACAGCCAATCCAATTCACTTCAAGGGCGACGGGTGGGGACATCAATGAGCGAAGTCAGCTATTTCTACCGATGCCCAATCTGCGCGTCTTGGAAGAAAATTACAGTTGGACAGCTTGAAATCTATGTCGTGCCAAGCTGTGATCGATGTCAAAGTTGGATGGCTAAGGTTGAAGATAATGCCGTCTCATATATTGAAGGCGAAGAATAGCCTGTGGATAACCTGTGGACAACACGCCGAGAGCCCGCTCAAGTTATCCACATATTTGCTATGTGCTTGACTCGCTCGATACGATGTCTGCTCTCGCAGCGAGCCGGTGCGCCGGATAGCTCGCGCGGGAGAAGCCATCTAGTGCCACTCTTATGCCTAATTCTAGGCTCTCTAGCAATAACAGCAATTCCCGCACAAGCTTCAAATGCGGATCATTACAAGCTGTATGCACATTCACGGATCATTAATGACAAGCAATACATCTGTTTCAAGAGAATCATTTACAAAGAATCACGATGGAATCCAAGAGCTAAGAATGGCAGCCATTACGGATTAGGACAGATGCGATCCACTCATTACAGAGAGTTAGATCCTTATCGTCAGATCGATGCCACAATCAAGTACATCAAACACAGATATGGTTCGATGTGTAAGGCATGGGAATTCCATAAGAAGAAGGGTCATTACTAAATGACACTCCACTCACAGCGTAAGTCGAACTCGACTCATTGGAAGAAGCTTCGATTGAGGATACTCTCAAGGGATGGAAGGGAATGCCATTGGTGCGGTATGGATGCGACTACTGTGGATCACATCATCCCTGTGGCTAAGGGTGGGACAGATGATCTCGAGAATCTTGTGGCAGCATGTCGTCGATGCAACTTCTCGAAGCAAGACAAGATGCCGGATGAGTTCATGATGCGAAGGGCGGGTCTTTTTTTGCAGCCTGATTCCAC